CGGGGCGTCGCTGTGCAATGGACGCGAAAAAGCCCGCCAAGCGGCCGGCTTAGCGGGCTTTTATCGGACTTTGCCGTTGGTAGCGGGGGAGGGACTTGAACCCCCGACACCGGGATTATGATTCTTAACAAACGCCAGGAATTGCGCGGCTTAGAGCGCGCTGTGTCGCATATATGTTGCATCAACCCACGACCGACAGCTCGGCAGCGTCAAGGCGGTCGCTTTCGTCCTCTTGCTCCAGCCAGTGCCCGTAAACATCAAAGGTCATCTGGATAGAGCTATGGCCTATCAGCGTCTGCACCCGCTTCGGCGAGAAGCCCTCGCCTATCAGCCACGACGCGTAAAAGTGCCGCAGGCCGTGAAGGCTGTATTTCGGCTTCTGGATTGGCTTGCCGTTGTCGTCCTGCCCATCGACGGTCACGCCCGCCGCCTTTTGGATTGGCGCTAGACCGCGATTGTAGATGTTGGCGTGGTTTTCGTGCCTGCCCTGCCCGTTCGGGAACACAAGCCCTAGCTCGCCCTTCGGGCACTGCAGCCGCCATTCCTTGAGCGTGTTCGCGACCATCTTGGTCATAGGTATGTCGCGCCGGCCGGCGGCGGACTTCGGGTCGCCCATATCGTTCCAACGGTCGGCGCGCTGGCGAACGCGTATCACCCGCTCGTCAAAGTCAACGTGGTCCCACGTAAGGCCGCGCAGCTCGCTCGACCGAAGCCCAGTAAACACAGCCGTCACCAGCAAGGCACGCCAGCGGCCTTCGGCCTTGCCGAGTATCGCCTTGACCTCATCCTTGCTCGGCACGTCCGCGCCGACCTCGGGGCGGCTCTGCCCGCGCGTGACATTCCGAACCGTCACGGGCTGCGCGACGTTCTGTGCGACCATGCCTTGCCGCTGCGCCTCGCGAATGATGCTCTTGAGGCTGCCGAGCACCTTGCGGGCCATTTTCTTGCCCTTGTGCCGCTCAAGGTCGCGCTTGAACGCCTCGACGCTCGGCGTGGCAAGCTGCGATAGCTTTGTCTGCGCGATGCTGTGCGGCTTGATGTGCCGCTCGACGTGGTTGCGGTACTGGACAAGGGTGCCGTGTTCCAGCCCTTCGGTTTCGCCCCGCCGCAGCCAAACGTCGGCGGCCTGCCCCACTGTCAGGCTTGTGCTGTCCGGCGTGTGAACGCCCTGTTTAACCTCGTGCTGCGCCGTGGTGGCCCACGCTTCGGCCTCTTTCTTGCGGTCGAACGTCTTGAGCCGGCGCTTGCCGTTCTGGTCCTTGTAATCCACGACCCAGGCGGTCTTTTGCTCGCCCGTGCGCGTGGTCCAGCTACGTTTGCGGATGGCCATTGCAGTGTCCCCATCGGCTGCGAATGGCCAGACTATGTTGCATTATAATCCCGGTGTCAAACGCCTACGGGCACGCGCCCGCCGGTTCGTAACCGTCCACTTGCACTGCTCACCGCAGTACCGGGCGTCGGCTCGACGGTCCAACGGGATAGGTCCGCCGCACTCCTGGCAGTGCCGCCGGACCTTGGCCTGTCGCCGTTCGGCCTTCGCCGCCTCGTATTTTTCACCCGCGCGAGCCGCCTGCCCGCACTCGTAACAACAATAGACCGCTTGCAGCGACTTCGCGGGTGAAATCGGTCCGCCGCAGAACCGGCACTGCCGGGCTTCACGGGCCACGTGCCGGCACGTCCGGCTTTCACGGGCTTCGTGCCGCCGCTGTCGCCGCCGGGCAGTGTGCGCCTTTTGCTTGCACGTCGGGCTGCAGTACCGCCGGATTCCGGTGTAACCGTCCCAGGGCAGGGCGCCGCCGCACCAGTCGCACCAGTCGTCGTCGTCGGGTAGGTCAGACAGATGCACCGCGCCGCTCCCTGCGTCGGCGCACCGCCGCGAAGCCGCTACAGCGCTGGCTGCAATACTGTTGGTCGGGCTTGGACGGGTTAGACGGCTTGAACTTGCCGCCGCAGTGCGCGCACCGCCGCTCGGGTTGCTTGGCACGCCACGCCGCCGCCCACGCCCGCTGGCGAGCTAGCTTGGCTTTCTTTTCGTCCCGGCTTTCCCGGTCAACGCGGTCCGCGTCTCGACACGAAACGCTGCAATACCGGCGTTGCGTGCCGTCGTCTGGCAGCACCTTCCGGCAACGCCGGCAGTGCGTCGGTTCACCCGCGCGCACGCCCTCTTGCGTATATTCGGGCTGCGCCATGTAGGTCGGCGGGCGCTTGGCGCCTATCAGGTCCAGCGCCGCTTGCACCAGCTTGTGCGCCTCTCTGTCGGCGTCGTGCCACTCCCAGCCGTCCAGGCACAGCTTGGCGCGGATTGCTTGCCGGCACGCCGCCTCGTATTGGAACGGGCTGGCGTCATACAGCTTCAGCACGTCCGCCACCTTGCGGACCCGCTCGTGCCGGGCCGCTTGGTCGCCACGCCGCTTATGGCGGTGGCGCGCGGACATACTACGCCTCTGGCGTCCCGGCGAACCTCGCAGCCGCCGCGACCGCTTCGTCGGACAGCCCGGCTTCCCGCGCCTGCGCCATAGCCTGCACCACGCCGGAGAACGCCCGCGCACGGCCGCCGCTATCATAGGCTTGAAGCGGTTCTAAGACGTTTAGGCTGACCGGCGCTCCAAGCTTTTCGGTCGCCTCTTGCGCGACCAGCTCGGCAATCGGCTGGAGGGTCCAGCTCGCAAGGTGCCTCTGCGCCTCGCGTATGAGCGGTCCAGCCGCCTTGGGGTCCAGTGCCGCCGGCAGCAGCCCGAAAGCGTGTGCGATGGCCGCACGGGCCTCTGTGAGCGTTTCCACGGCCATTGTCCGGGACAGGTCCGGCGACAGGTCGGACGGGCGCCAATCGGTCTGCGGCGTCGGTCCGCCGGCCGCCGTCGTGGTCACGCTTTCCCGCAACAGCACGCGCCCGCGCTGGCCTCGGAACGATCGGGCAAGCTTGTCGCGCTCAACGTCCGGGCTCTCTGGCATTGGAACAATCGCCGAGCCCAACGCCGAATTTTCGTAGACTTCGTGCAACGCGGTCTCGACCGCGTGCAACAGACCGGCACTCAGGCTGGAGCGGCGCAGCGGCGCCGTGCCCGCCCAAGGTGCAACCGGGTCGCTGCCAATCCGAAGGTGCAGCACTTCGCCGGCAAGCGCGGTCGCGCTGCGCCCGCCGCCCGCGTCCGGGATGGTCACGCGATAGGCGGTCGGGATGCCGTCGCGCGTGGTCACGTCCCAGTCGGAACACGGGACCAGCCGGTCGCGTAGTAGGTAGACGGCTTCGCCCCGCAAGGCGAGGGAGCGGGCCGCCTGCGCTAAGGTCTGCGGGGTCAGCAGGTCGGTCCCGCTCACCTGCGCCTGCGTCATGGCGCCTTCCCATAGGGACACGGCGCCCTGCGCTGCGCTGGTCAGCTCGGCAAGCCCGCGCCGGCCGGAAATGAACGCTTCCCGCTCGGCCATAAGCTGCGACGTGAAGCCGGACCCGCTAACCGCGCGGGTCTCTTGCTTTCGCAATCCGAGTAGCCGCCTAATCATGTCTGGGTCTCCTCGCACAGTGCTTCCAGCCGGCGGCCGGTGCTGGTCACGGATACGGCCTGGACAACCAACGTCCGCCCGTCGAACCGAACTTCATCGCCTTGGCGCACGTCCGCCGTCGCGTCCGCCGCAAAGGTCCACAGGACTTTTCCGACGCGCTGCGCTGCCACCACCTCATCCGACTGCGATGTCGGGTAAGCCCGGCCCTCGACGTCCGCGACCTTGGCCCAAGTGTTGACCGGGTTTCCGTAAGGGTCGGTGCCCTGGGTCAGGCGCCACAGCTCGTATGTCCGCGCGAACAACCCGGCGGTCATCGGTAGCCCCGCAAAAGGTCTCCGGCGCCGCTGTAGTGGATTGCGCGGGCGGCCCACCCGGACGGGCGGTCAAAGCTGTAATCGCCGTCCTGGACGCTCGTATGCCCGGCAACGGGGTCGCTGCCAGCTTGGTCCAGGAACTCAGCCAATCGCCGGCCCGCCTCTTGGACGATTGCCGGCGGGGCCGCCGTGTCGCCTACGGTCGCGACGATTCTGTAGGTGCGGCTGTCCAGCGCATAGCCGAGCGGCGCCGGGTCCAGCGTCGTCGTGACCCAGCCGCCGTCCTGCCAGACCTCGGACGTGTCGATGGTCGCGGGCCGCAAGCGCGGCTCCCACGTGCCCGGACCCTGCACAACCCATGTGACGGTCCGTTCGTTCCAGCGATAGGCGGTCCAGCCTTCCAGGCGCTTCCAGACCGTCGACAGGTCGACCGTGAAGGTGCCCGGCAAGGTCGGGTAGCTGGACGGCTCGCCTTCGGTCTCGGACAGGACTTCCGGGGTCATCGCCACCTCGCAACCGGATGGTAGGGACGCCACGGCCGCTCCGTCGCGGACCAGCTCCGGGCCTCCACCTGCGCTTGCGGAAAGGCGGGCTTGGTCACGACCGACAGCTCGTAAAGCTGCGCCCGCGTCACGGTTCGCATCAGCCCGTCGTCGCGGCGCTCGACACGTTCACCGCCGCTCGGCACGCGGAAGCCCGGCGAAACGCCCGTGGCAAGCTGACCGCGAATGAGGGCGAGCGCATCGCGGCCGTGGGACGTGCCGGCAACCTCCGCGGTCAGCCTCGCCTCGAAAGTGAGGGCGTCCGCCTCTTGGCGCAGCGCCAGCGTGCCCGCCCGCGTGCTGGCAAGCGGGGTCGCCCACTGGTGCTGGGCCAGCAGGTACACGTCCTCCTGCGGCTCCAGCGCGCCCTTGGCGAAGGTCTCGTATCGACCGGGGGCAAGTTTGGCAGGCGAGCCGTAGGGGAAGGCGCCCCGGATGGTGACGCCTCCCCCTTCGTCGGCTCTAACCTCCAGCCCGCCGGCTGCTGCGGCGGTCAGCATGGCTTTACTGAAGCCCGGTCAAGACTTGCAGTTGTTCCGGCCTAGTAATCGTTACATCGGCCGTGACAAGTGCAGTCAAGAGCACGCCACCACTTGCCGCGTTCGAATATGGGTCTCGAATTAAGTCAATCGAGCCCCAAGTCGCCATAATCATGGGCGCTTCGCCGCCGGCGTTCGTGGTCAGCAGGGCCTTGCTTTCGGCCGGGCTGCCGGTGGGCGCCTGAAGCGCGTTGTTGGTCATGGCGATGTTGCCAGCCGGAATAGCGCGGGTGAGCTTGTCCCACTCGCTCAGGCCGGAGCCGCTGTCGTACAGCGTGCCGTCCAGGTTGTCCCAGACTTCCGGCCTAATGGCGAGCCGCACGCTGTCCGGCGCCGACGCGGCGTTGTCGGTCATGAAGCGGACCACAGCCGACCGGAAGGCGGACCAGCTCGCAGCGGCGTCGACGGCCGTTTCCTGGATAGAGTAGCTGGACGCCTGCGAGACAACGCCGGCCGGCTCGCCGCTGGCCCCGCTGCCCTGGAACGCCGCTTCGTCCAGCTTGACGCGGACCGCGTTGCGCATGTCGCGCCGGACCGCTTCTTCAATCCCGGCGGTCTGCTTGAGCGTCTTGCGGGTCAGGGACATTTGCACGCCCAAAGTGTGCGAGGGCGTAAGCGGGCGGTCGACAGTCGTAAAAGCAGTCGGAGACGTAACGTTACCAGTCTCGGACGCCGCCCAGCCAGCGGTTACACTGCTAGTTACGACTGGATACTCAACCTCGCCGGACGGAATATTAATCATCCGGCCGCCCATGCGCCCGATGATGGTGCCCGGAAACAACCTGTCGATTAGACCGCGCGTCGAAACCGGGTCCGGCGTCCCGCTGGCGACGGTCTCGCCCGCGCGCTGTTCCAGGCAAAGGTACGGAACCGGGATGCCTCTGAAACCGCCGTGATTGCGCAGCTCGGCAACGACTTCGTTGGTCGGACCCGACAGGGCGCGGCCTTCATCCAGCGCAAGCACCGCCTGTCGCAGCTCGTACTGACCAATCAGGTCTGCCCACTCTTTGCCCTCGCGGGTCTCAAGCTCGCCCTTGGCCTGCTCGCGCTGCTCATCTTCGGCAATCAGCGCCGCGCGATACTTCGTTTCATTGCCCCGGAACTCTTGGTCCAGGGTCTCCATCTCGCGGATTTCGTCGTCGGTCGCATCCGACTTACCCACCAGCGCCGACAGCCGTTCGCGAATTTCCGACTGCCGGCGCTGGATACGAGTGCTCTCCAGCATGTAAAAGTCTCCATCAAAGGGAACCGGACGCCTCACGGCGTGCGCGCGCGACTATACTAGCAGCCCTTGTCCATGTTGGCAAGCAATCGTCGCCATTTTTTGCGCTCTGGATTAGGCAGGGACTGCCCTAATTCGCGACGTGTCTTTTCATTGTGGTGATAGGCGCACAGTGTTTGCGTGTTAGATAGCTCAAAAGCTAGGTCCGGTCGCTTCTCGACACGCTCAATGTGGTCCACCTCCAGCCGGCCGCGCGCACCGCACTTCACGCACTGCCAGCCGTCCCGCCGAAGGGCTTGCAGCCGGAGTGCAGGCCAGCGCGGGTCGCGCAAAGCCCAGCGGCCGGGACGGTTCACGCCCATATCATCCGGGGCGCGCGGACGTTGCGGGCGGACTGCCGGTCGCCTTCGGCCACGGCCAGGACCGCTGCCGCCGCCGGGTCAATACGGCCCGTGCTCCGCGCGCGGGTCAGCTTGGGGTTGCCGCTTTCGTCCAGCGCAATCACCGCGTCGGACAGCGCCGCCCGCATTAGCAGGCTGTTCGGCGTGGCAAGCCGGTGGTCGGCAACCGCCCGCTGGAACCGGCGCACGTCCTCCCCGCCATCGCGCCAGCCCATGCCACGCCAGGCCACGGGCGCCGTGACGCCTTCGGCCGATAGTGCCTCTCCGACCTCCGCTTGCTTGAAGCGGTCCGCGACCACGCAGTTAATCGGGCAGCCCTCCACGTGCGCCAAGGTCTCGGCAATCCAGGCGCGCGGCGGGACGGTCTGGTCTCCGATGGTGCGCAACTCCGACCGCTGCCACATATCCGAGTACCGGTTGCCAACGTGGTCATTGTGCCCGCGTGCTATCAGGTCCGGCTTGGACGGGAACCAGCCGCGCGCCTCCAGCCTCCCGGACGCCGGCCAGAAAAAGGCGCTCGCCGTCATGCTGGACGCGCCGCCAAGGTCTAGCCCGATGATAACCGGACCTTCACGCGGCGGAAGCGGGTCAGCTTCGCAGCGCAACCAATCGTCCAGCGCGACCAACATATCCCGGCCCTCAGCCGCCACGCGTTCATTGCGGTGCAGGTTGCGGAAGCTGGCGAGCGCGGTCCCGCCGCGCTCCATCGCCTGCTGGGCTTGCCTGACCAGCCAATCCGGCCGCGCGCCGATACCCTCCACGGCGCCGGGATTGGCGAGCATCAAGCTGTCATAGTCGTCCGCCGGCAAGCCGGGCGCGGGTCTGTGTTCCTGCACATAGCAGCCGGTCGGCGGGCGGTCGCACCACTGCGAAAAGCTGTTGGCGTCGTCCGGCGCGCTGGTCGACAGCATGACCATTCTGCCGTCTCTTTTGCCGAGCGATGTTAGCAGCGCGGCTTCCATTTCTTCGCCGCGACCGGGACGCCACGCTGCCCTTTCATCGCCTAATACCAACGTCGCCGCGCCGCCCAATTGGCTCTTACCGTCCGCCGAGACCGCGCGCAGCTCGTGCGGCCCGTCCGGCCCGGAGAGGGTCAGGCTGAAATGGGGATGGGTGCGCGTGGCCACGCTATCGAACGTGACCATATCGTCCGGCAAATTCTCCAGAAACGTCTGCGCAAATCGAAACGCGACCGCCGCTTGGTCCTTCGTTCGGCCCGCTATAACGCATTCCCGCTGCGGCTGGGCGCCCCAGTGCCCCAGCACGTGCGTCAACGCCAGCGCCGCCGCCGTCGCGGTTTTTGCGTTTCCTCTTCCGATTGACCAAGCGCCGACCGTGACGCCCTCTGCAAGCGCGCCATGAATGAATTGCTTCTGGTAGTCGGCAAGGCTGATAGGTTGCCCGGCAAGCCGGCCCTGCGGCACCTGCAATCGCTCGATGGCGCCTATAGCTTTATCCGCTTCGGTCATTTACGCAGCTCCGAGTGTGAAACAGAAAAATCCGGTGGCGGTCATGCGGGAATTGCCGCGATTGTAGATTGGGACCGTAATTCACCGTAACTCGACCGTATCTTGTTACGCTGAGTTACGGCCCATAAGCGTAACGTAACGTAACCCGTCCCTTTAGGGACGGTTACGTGTTACGCTGGGTACGTTACGCAGGCAGGGGACGACGGGGCATGTAGCCCCGCCGTCTCCGCGTGCCAAACGTCAGTTAATCGCTGCTGCTGTTGGGTTGCCGATAAGGCCGCGCCGTTCGATTTCGACCATCGCCTGCTCGGCTAGTGCCTCGAAGCCGTCCGCCGGCTGGACGTAGTCGCCAAGGATGCGCTGGACCGTGCTGCCGTCGCGGCCCTCCTGCAACTCGCAGAGTAGGGCTAGCTCAACCGCCGTGACGCGCGGGCCGTTAATCCATAGCCGCTGGCAAACGTCGCTGGCCGTTTCCATGCTGCCCGAATTGTGCTTGCGCATGATTTCGACGATGCGTTCGCATTGGGCCGCTGCCAGCATTGCGGCGTTGCCACGGTTTACGACGGCTTGGGCTTCGGTGGTGTAGTCCATAGTCATTGCGGTTTCCTTCCTTTGCTTTAGGCGCTGGTTCGTTCCAGGAAATTGTCAGCCTCTCGGCGCGACTGAAGGTAGTCCCAGTATTTGTCGGCCTGGACGCCGAATTCGAAGTCGTGTTCCATCACGTCACGCCACGCGCGGTAGCACTCAGGGCTTTCGTCGCCGTGGCACGAACCCATGCTCCACGCCGCAAACTCGGCGACTTCTACGCGAAACCACTGCCACGCAACGTCTGCGGCTTTGTTATAGTCGACCAAAAAGGCGCGCGGGCATTGCGTCCGGACGACTTCATGGAACGCATCGCCCTGATAGCCCTGCTTGTAAGCTTCCAGCATCGTCTTTGCGATTTCATTCACAGAAACAGTCATAGTCACTTCTCCTAGCTTGCTATGGTTAGCGGGACGTGATATGCCACTTCCCATCTTGGCTTTGGTGCACTAGCTGCTTGTTCTTCAGCTTCATGCGATTGGTGTAGAGGGCTTGTCGGTGAGCCCCTACACCGACTTCGCGGGCCTCTTTGTTCCACTCGTCGGTGGTCAATCCTGCCGGCCCGGCTTCTTGCAGGATTGTCAGCAGCGCCTGCTGTGTCTCAGTCAGGCGTTGGTTTTGTGCCGGTGTCGTTGGCGCATCTACCGGCGTGACCACGCATGATGTGAGCGGGTCGCCGTCGTCATCTTCGCCAAGCTCCACTTCCGATAGCTCGAAACTCAGGCGGTCGCCTTGCGGACCATCCTTGTTTTTCTCCACCTCAACTGTCCGTATGTTGCCGGTGCGCGTGACGGAGAAAATGTTGTCCGCGTTGCCAATCAAGCTACTGTGGCCACGCGGCTTTTGCCCGTCGTGTCCGCAGTGGTGAACAATCAGGACGGCGCAGCTAAACTTCTGCCGCAAGTTGTCGGCTGCATTGAAGTAAGCCCGCATATCTTCGGGATTGTTCTCGTCGCCGCGAATGGTCCGGTTTAGTGTATCCAGGACAATCAGTGACGGCGTTTGTAGAAGCTCGCCAATGGCTTTTTCCAGGCCATCGCGCTCACCGACCAGATCCAGCGGCTCACCGATAAGGTAGAAGTCCGCCGGTTCGTCGCCGGCCATCCGCTCTTGCGCAAACGCCTGCTTGCGCTTGCCGAAGCCGTGCTGACCTTCTCCCGCGACGTAAATAACCGGCCCGCCGCGAACGCGCCGGCCTCGATACTCAAAGCCCAAGGCAATGTGCATGGCCATGTCGAAAGCCCAGAACGACTTCCCGCTCTGCGGCGCGCCCCAGGCAACGGCAACGCATTGTTCGGGCAAGAGCCCCTTGATGACGTAATCCCGGCCCGTTGACATTCGGATTTGGTCGAACGGGATAAGGTGAAAGCGCCTATCACTCACGCTGCCACCTCCAAGCCGGCGGCCGGCTCTCCAAGGCAACATTCCGCCCATTCGGCCATGAACGCGCCGCACGCATCGGCCTGAAGGAACTCAAGCGGGTTGCGGTGCAGGGTGATTGACGCGCCGTGCCAGTGGGCGAGCTGTAGATGGTGCTCGCCAAGGGCCACAAACGGCTCACCACGGCGATACCACCACGCCCACGGGTCAGACGTGCGGAAGGCAATCAGGTCCACCAGCACGGCGCCTGTGTGCCCGTCATAGATGCTTGGCGGAAGGCCGCGCCAAGCCGGGACTATCAGCGCCGCCGTGCCCAGCGGGTCCGGGCGGTAAATCCGGCCCGTCACGGCGATACGTTGAACGCCGAGACCGCCGGCCCGCAGCTCGGCCTCAATTGACACGCCGAGCGCGCGTAGCCGGTCGCGGCCAAGCCGGTTCAACTGCCGGCGCGCTTGGTCCAGCTCGCCGAGCAAGTCCGGTTCGCTCGGCACCGGCACGGGCGTCATTCCTGCGCCACCCATACCGGCACCTCGAACTGCATATTTTGCAGGGTGCGGTTAACGGCAGCACGGGTCGGCCCGAAGTATACCGGGTCGTTGCCG